CACCACGCCAAACGCTACAGACGGCCGCTCCTTTGCGTAGAAGGTGATAGACCCGTCAGCCGTGGCGTTGCAGTCATAGAGCAGGCTGAACGCCTCCTGCTGTGCATCGAGATTAGAAAATGATGCTGGAACTTTGAAGTGTACATTAGGAATATCCGTGGATAGTAAGCCTGTGATGCCTGTCTTTGTCTGCGTGTAATACCCTATACGTTGCGAAGTCCACCCGGCTACAGTAAGCTCAATATTTGTGAAATACTGAGTCTGCGCCGCTGTTGCCACTTTTGCCACAGTAACAGAACCGTCAGGAACAGTTATAGCGATTTCATCAGCTCCTCCGACTTCGTGCCGCGCATGATGGTTAAACAGCGTTCCAGCTATCTCCGACAATGCAGTCTGAATTGTATTGGATACAAGGCCAGAAATGCTTGAAATACCGATATTTCCCGCCCCGGTGCTTCCCTCAAGCTGTGCAATAAGAGTGCTGTTTAGGAATGTCTTTATCTTCCCCCCGGCCTCGTCAAACTTTGCCTTGAGAGCATCTGCACTCAATCCGTCAATGGCATTAGGTTTGTTAGAAAGCTGAGAGATAATATTGAGATTTTCCGTGAGTTTAGTAAATGCCATTTAATTACCTCACTTTGCAAAAGATGTGTAGCGCACTTTGATATCTGCCGCTACGATTGTTGCTGTGTCTGTTGCGGAATTGCTGATAAAAATTAGTTTGTAGTAAACAAACTTCTTCGCTTTGATTTTCAGTCTATGCATTTTCGGTTTCACATCAAACTCAAATGTGAAGTTGCTGAAATCAACATCGCTGAACCACATGAGCCGTTCTGTCAGTACCTTATTTTCAATGTCCGTGCTTCTGTCTGTCTCCACTTGCACTGTCACTGAGGACTTGCTCTCAGGTGACATACCTACCCACAGTTCTGCGGAGAACTTACGCATAAAGTCCTCGTTGAAACTCATTGAACCGGATTCCCAACGGCAGTTGATAGCATCTCCGTCATCGGAAACATAGTTATAATCCATATGCTTCAACTTACCGTCAGATGTACCAAATACAAGTTTGCCGTCAATGGATGCCATACAAGCTATATCAAGGTTAGTGTACTTGTACCACGCATCAGAAACATAGTTGTTCACAAGCGCAGTGCCGTTGTAGCATATCCAGTATTCCTGATTGCCATTGTCATCAAAGCAGACGCAATTCGGTATTGAAAAGTCGGCCAGTGTTGCGGATATTCTGTCAGATATTCTTTTAGCCTGTCGTTCATCTACGGTAAGATTTGAGGAGTAGGACGAGCCATTCTTCCACTCATACAAGTCCTTGCCGAATAGTGACCGAGGCGAATTTAGTACAAGTTGCGCCTGTCCCATAGACTCCATACCGATAGAGCGGTTAACAGGAAATGAGTAGAACGCTGCCTCAGTGTTGCCATCAGACAGAGTTATCTCTCCGTAGCTCACCATATATGTTGAGGACTCTTTGAAAACTATCATTCGTGCATAATGACGAATAAGTCCTGTGATGGCTGTATTTTCGTCTCCTATACGCATTTCATACAAGTCTGGGAAATAGTCTGCCCTTGCTATACCGTCTTTGTCTATGCCGGAATAAATAGTTCTGTTTGTGCCGTCTCCGTACAGAAACACTCTTGTGTCCTGCGTGGAGTTGTACAGTTCCGAATACTTCATAGCTAACACTTGGCTTCTATATGTTCCGGTCATGGTGTAAGTTATCTCAATATTGTTAGTTCCGGCTGTCGGTGCGGTATTAAAAGTTACTGTTCCGTTTGTAAGATTTACTGTGTAATCCGTAGCTGGGAAAACTGAGTCAGTATCAAGATTTTTTACTTGATCTACAGAGCCGAGACTCTTCTCGGGGAGCTGATATACTGTGTCCGTGCCTGTTGCTGAGTACCACACCCTTCTTGACCCGTTCAGCCTGTTTATGTTTTCAAGCGCAGTACCACCACCAGATGGCGCAGTTGTAATGCTTACAACAGGGATATAGCCTGTCACCTCTGACAGAGTAGTGCCGTCCCACACCTTATATTCTGCGTTAGTGATGATATACGCCTTGCCGCTGAAACCGAAGATATGTACATGACCCGTGGTGGTAATACTGCCTATCTCCACTTTCTGAAACTCTCCGGCTGCGGAATACAGACTGTATAGCTTGCCGTCACAAGCTCCAAGCAGCACCTTTGTCTCGTTAACATATCCGCTCCATAATACTACTATAGGGAGTCGTGATACTGCTCCAAGACCGTATATATCAACCACTGTTGCGGTGCCGGGTCTGCGCTGTAGATTGCCGTCCCTTGTTACCTTGAAGTTCTGCTGAATGGTAGCCTCGCCCATCTTCAGCTTTGTGTCTCCGTCAGGGTTCTCATTAAGTCCGAGCCATCTTTTTATCTGAAATATTTTTTCAGAGCTTGACCCTGAAATATTTGCCATCTATTCACCACCGTCCCGAGTATCCGTAATCGTCCCCAGAATCATAGATATCCACGATATCCTCGCTTACTGTTGGTACGCCTTTTTGCAGTCTTGCCTTACCTTCCTCATATCTTTGCATAAAGAAGTTGGCAGACTGCGGATTTTCATCCGTGAGAAGATGTGCTGCCAATCCGTAAGGAAGAATAGATTGGCAGACATCATCGTCAAGGTTGATTGCGGAACTCCAATCGGTGATGGCGACAGCAATAGACCGTTTCCCGTCTTTCTTTGCATACTTGAATGTGTCAGAAAGAGGATAAAGTTCCCCACGGAGTGCGTTGAGAATCAATAAGGTCCTGGCCTTGTATTCAGCCGTATCACTCTCGTTGGGGAGATTGGTTGCCTCGTTGATTTCGTCCATCAACGACATTGCAATATTGAATACATCTGTTGCTGTTGTCATGCCGTACTCCTTTTACTCGGTCTTCAGCTTTTCAAGTATAATGTTCCATACTGCGGATATTGCCGCTGCGAGTGCCGCAGCTACAGTAGGAGCTATAATTGCCCACATGGCGTTGATATCCTCTGGGAAACCATTATTGAGTATGATACATATCTCAGGTATCAGCACACCGAAAAACGCCTGCACAAATGTTTTTATTGCTCTGACTATCCAATCGGACATATTTTGCCTCCTTATGCTCCGAATACTATCTTTACAAGTACACCTACCAAGGCCGTACCAATTATTCCTACTCCCCACAGAATAGCGGAGAGTTTTGTATTGATTACCGCAAACTGAGTATCTTTTTCAGCCATGCGGACTTCAAGAGTGTCCACTTTCTTGGACAACTCTTCAATAGTGTAGCTCAATGCCGTGTTCCTCCGTCACTCATATTTGACTTCTTTCAAATCCTTAAAGTAGCCAAGCTCGTTCCAATACTCCTTATATGTGATGAAAGGAATACCAACCTTTGCAAAAGTGTCGTAATAGCACTTCTGCAAGAACTCCCAGCTTACGGCACCGTCAAGCACAAACGGACGAACAGATGTGATGTACACCGCTTTCAATACTGCCCAATTCTGCTCAAGAGCATCGGGCATATGCATTTTGCTATCGCAGAGCTGATAGTAGAATCCAGCATATGCGCCGCAGACATAGTTGCATATTCTTGACTTGTCAATGTGTCTGTCAAGCAGCTCACCAACTACATACTCCACATTCCGTACAAGGTCACGCCAACCATAAGCATACTTGTACTTCTCGTGCTTACTGCGGACGGTTGAGTTTTTGTTCATGTTCCACGAGTAAACAGCAATCGGAGAGTATACTATCCTGTCAGTGATGCCTTTTATAACTCCGTTGAAACCGCTGTCCTCGTTGTTTCTGTAATCGGGGAAGCGGATATTGTGCCTGTCAAGGAAAGACCTTCGGAACATTTTGCCGTGTACCCATGTAAAGTTGTCCTCGTGAACAGCGTACCCGTTTTCCGTCTCCTCAATAAACTGCCCCATAATTACATCATTGTCTGCGATATTTCGCAGTAAATCACGGACGGCATGACAACCCTCAAAACAGTCATCAGCATCAAGGAACATAATGAAATCTCCGTGGGTATTGTCAATGCCATACTGACGAGCTACGCCGACACCGCCGTTCTTGTCGGTACGGAAAACGGCTATATCAATAATATTTATCCATTTATCTTCAAGTGCGCGATAATCTCCGTCAGTAGAGCAATCATCGACAACAGTGACAGCAATCTCACAATCGTCATCGAGTCTCTGACAGACACAGGATGCGATAGCTTTATCTATAAGATGTAAGCAATTATAAGCCGGGATAATTACATCAATTGTATGCATAGGTTTCCTTTCATATAGTAAAACGGAGGAGGGAGAACCCTCCCCCGTCAGGTGGAATTAAGCGTTTGTTTCGACAGAGGTCACATAAGCGGAGTAGCCGACAGTGTTAGTGCCGTTGTATGCGACAGCCTTGATGGTATCGCCGGAGGTGTGAGTGACAACACCGGAAGCAGTTGCCTTCACCCGAGTTGCGGAAGTTCTGGGGTCAGAACCATCAATGGTGTACATGACGAAACCTCCGGAAGGAACAGTGATATTGCCGTTTGCTGCAACAGTGGCATTTGCAGTGACAGAAGAAGTGTTACCGACAACAATGACAGCAGGAGACTTCTCGTCAAGGACAAATGCATCGTAAAGCAGACGGCCTTCCACAAGGTTACCGGAGATGCCAGGAGCATCAGTGTGAATGTGGTATTCCTTGAGCTGCATGGGCTTCAGCAGGGCAATATCGTTATAAACCAGCATAGCAACATCGGTGGGGAAGTAATTGGAGGGCACACGTACAATGCGGATACCGTCAATTTCACCAACCTCACCACGCACACGGTCATTCATGGCCTTATCAGTGTAAACGAACTGAGGATTCTGTTTGATGAGCTTATATGCGTTGTTGGTGACAAGAGCCACACGGCCTCCGCGGGGAGCGGCTGCATCGTCCAGCCTTTCAGTGACATCGTCAAAGGTGGACATGGAGTTGTTGGCGTTCAGCGAAACATTCAGAAACACACCTGCGTTCTTAATCCACTGCTTGATACGGTACTCATCGACTTCGGGGACGACAACCTCGTCAATCTGTCTCTGGAGTGCGCGGTTTGCACCCTTGATGTTCATCTGCTGTGCATCGTCGCCCTTGTCGATGACGAAGGTAAATGCTCTGTCCTGAGTGACGGACATTTCCTGAATGGCATCGCCCAGATCAGTGGGACTACCGTAACGATTAGAACCTGAACGGCTATAGTTGCCCATAGGGGCAGTGCCGACAGAATATACCTTAATAGTCTTAACGCCGGTCCAGTCGTAGTTCTTGTTGCCGGCACCTTCGGTGTATGCCTGATGTACAAATCTCTCGTCTACCTTGGGAGAGAACTTAGTTGCAAGATTGATAGCCATAATTTATTTCCTTTCTTATGACTCCTCTCTTGTCCGGTATTTAATTAAAATTTATTGTCATCCCATCCATCAAAGATGGGGTCGACTGTTTTTCTGCCATGTGATTTGGCAGAACCAACCGTGCGAGAGGAGTTCTTCTTGTTTTGTTTTATTATTTCGTTTTCCTCTCTCAGCTTCTTCAGTTCGTAGCGTGAGTAGAGGTATTCAAGAGAACCTTTTCCGTCACGATAGTCATTCCATATCTCCTGTGGAATAGACTTGGCATCAACATCGGGATACTCTGCCTTGAACTTGGCAAAGTCCTCTTTCCGCTTATCTGCGGCGTTTACCTTGTCATCTTCCTCGACAGGATCTGCTTTAGGTGCAGGGTCGGACTTGTGCTGCTTGAGTATTCTGACCTTCGCTTCGTCAAGCGAAATCTCATTACCCTTTGCCAACTCGTCACTCTGGAGCTGTGACGCATCCCATTCAAGCATTATGTCCTCAACGGAACAGTTTGCTTTCTGAGCCATACGATCAAGGAATTCAATCTGAGCATCTCTGCCGTTAAACTTCTTGAGATTATTGTATTTCTCTTTGATACGGTCATAGTCCAGCCCCTTCTGCAAAAGCTCGGGAACTCTATCATTGCCGACTTCAATCTCTTCGCCCATGTACTTACAAACATACTTCTGGTTGGAAGCCTGTCCCTTGGTATCATCGGTTTCGTTATCTTCGTCTGCTCCGTCCACTTCGGTATTCGCATCGTCTTTGGTATCCTCGGTGGTTTCCTCGGTTTCCTCAGACTCGACTTCATCTTCAGTGTCACCATTCACTATTTCGGGAGATACGGAATTCTCATCCCAGCCGTCAAACAGCTCTTCATCAGTGATGGTAATTTCTTCATTTGTTATATCTGCCATAAAATCCTTTCTGCCGTTGGTTTGCCGGCAATCGGTGATTTACTTATGCTACGCCCGAATTAATCATTCTCTGTAAGTGAGAATATCCGCTACCGCCTTTGACTTCGGGAGCATCGTCAGCGGCGTTTATATTGTTCTCAGCATCAACAGATTGCTGAACTTGTGACTGCGCGTTCTGCTGCGCTGCCATTTGTGCCATCATGGATTCTTGCTGTTGCTTCTGCTTCTTTTTCTCAGCAATCAGACCGCCCTTGTTAGGTATCTGCCCTTCAGGGATACGCTCAAGATATTCAACTATGTCTATCTGCTTATTTATTAGTAGATTGTCCAAGGTCTGCATTGAAGCTATCTCCGAGAAATAGGAGCTTGCACCGACATCAAGCTTTATCTGAATGCTGTGCTTTGAGAAGAATTTGAAGTCGTATTCAACTTCTACATACTCAGGTGCTTCCATCTGAGCGAACTCATACATACTTGCCACTTTTGCCGGAGTTGGGACAAGCAGAATGCGCTTTCCGTAATACTCTCCCATATAATCCAGGGCTATTCTGAATATATCCTCAATGGCAGAGTACAGATTACGCTTTGTAGTCTCATGCGGAGTTGCCGCAGCCTTCTGGAGCGACAAGATAGCTGAAGTATTATCTGGACGAATATCGCCGAGTGCCGCTGCGTTGGCTCCCATAGAGTCCTGTGTCTGCGTAGTACACAGTGAAATAAGCTCAGATACCTGTGGTGATATTGGAGCAGGCTCGATAATTCTTGCGGCTGTGTTCACATCACCGCCTTGAATACCGATTGCACCTCCGACTCGGTTATCCCACTGCTTTATCCGAGTTTTGTCAAATATGACTTTACTGAATGCAGATCGGGTAATGCTTATCATGGTCATCGCCCATGCCCTGTTTATGAAAACTTGGTTTGGAATAAGCCCTGTTACCATTGCTTCGCCGTGGTAACAGTCAGCTATCTCGTCCCAAGGAAGCCATACAATCGGGTACATCGTGATACCCAAGTCAACAGGCTCGGTAATTACCGCCGTTTCGGTGCTTTCAAATTCCCACACATGGCCTTTTTCGTCCTTCCAATATGTGAGAAGCACTGTGCATTTCTCGTTGGATAGGTCAAGTTTTGCTTGGTCTATGGAATTTGAATTATTACCCGTTGAATATACATTTTTATACGGAAGTCCGTTGTTCTTAGCCTTAATCTGTACATTTCTGACTATTTCGCGCTTTGAAATTGTGATATAAGGCTGAGACTGAACATCAGGAGTGCTTGGATTGCCGAACATAATGGTTTCGGACGGTAAAACCTCTGTCCTAATACATCCCTTTGCCTTGTTTCCTGTTTCAAACTCGTCATCCCAATACACATGGATGGCGGCATCACCATCTATAGCTGCACTTCTCGTAAATCTGCGTATCTGTTTGAGTAGATCGTTGCGTTCAATGATGCTTATAAACTCAGCATTCGCCACTTCTGTGCAGCTCACCATCTCGTCAGGCTCTTTTTCATTGCCCATCTTGGTGGCATTTACTGCTATATTCTCAGATGTGATGGTAGCTGTAACATATCCGACCACTCGTTTCAGCACATTAAACACAGGAGTTGGCAAGCCGTTGGATACAACACCTTCCCACTGCCTGCCGAGTACCATATTCCTATTGGCTTTTATTGTCTCATCGTGATGGAGCTGATCGTTGTACTGGATGCCTCTGGTATATATATTCCATGCATCCTGTACTGTGGGCTTGTCTCTTGCACCATATCCAAACAGCCCCAGTCCGTTACTTGTCAATTAGCATTCCTCCTAACTGTGTAGGGGTTATAATCTCTGATATTTGCCACCCCGTCTTGGAACTCGGCTTCAGCCTTGGCAATATCCTCTGCCATATCTCTGATAGCTTCTATATCTGCTTTGCATTCTGCTACTCTTTCCTTGCAGAGCTTTAGTTCCTCTGATGTATTTTGTAGTGCAGTAACCAGTTTTGCGATATTGTCCAGCACAAAGCACATATCCTTGGTTTCGGTTCTCCATACAAACCAAAGGCTCACACCATACACGACAAATGCCGCCAGAATAACCCATATATTCATTTACTTAATCTCTTGAAGCCTCCCTGTATCTGTTCTGAATGAATAACGACTACCGCGGATTTCTTTGATTGCTGTCCATATCCACCGTTTTCACTCTGTTCCAGTGCCACCTTGCACCCCGGAGCCGTCTTGGGGTCTGTTACGGATCTCCGCACAAGCCACGACTCCCGCCTGTCCTTCGCCCTATCAAACAGCATCCTGTATGCAAGATACTGAGGATTTCCTTTACGGCAGTAGTTCTCTACATCGTCCTGTGACAGCCCGAGTTCAAGCCTCATCCCTGCGTAGTCAGGGAACACATCCTTTGCTTCGCAGGCATCAAAATACTGTTTCATCATTTCTCCCATCTCAATGGGAGTCATTTTTTTAGCCGGATTTTGTGGTGGGG